AGGGTTTCAACCGACACAAAAGATGAAGGTAGAACCCATGACTCTGAAAGCGCTAGTCCGTGAGCGTATTGAGGCAGGTAAAGAAATGCCAACGGAAATCTTTGGGGTATTCTCAGAGAATAAAACAACAATAAAAAGGAACAAATAAACATGAACCAAGTAGCAGAAAAAAAAGAAGGAGCGTTAGCAACAAATTTGTTTGAAGCTGATGCAAATCAAGGTACTCAAAATATATCGCAAGAAGATCTTGCGTTACCTTTCTTAAAAATTTTGGGTCAACTATCTCCAGAAGTAAACAAAAGAGATGGTAAATATGTCGAGGGCGCAGAACCTGGCAAAATAATAAATACTGTAACTAATGCATTGTATGACACAGTAAATGTCATACCTGTTTTTTACAAAAGACAATACATAGAATGGCAAGATAGAGGTACCAGTACAGGTGCACCTGTTGCAATTCATGACGCTGACAGTGATATTGTTAGTCAAACCACAAGAGGTAAAGACTACAAAGATAGATTACCAAATGGTAATTATCTTGATAACACTGCGAGTCATTTTGTATTGACAGTAGAAGACAATCCGTCAACAGCTTTGATTTCTATGAAATCTACTCAACTTAAAGTTAGTAGAAAATGGAACTCAATGATGATGGGTCTTAAAATGCAAGGTAAGAATGGTTTATTCACACCGCCAACTTACAGCCACATTTATAAACTATCCACAACTCAGATGTCTAATGACAAAGGAACGTGGTTTGGTTGGGATGTATCTAAAGTTGGTCCTGTAACAAATGCAGACCTGTATGGTACGGCAAAATCTTTTGCTGAATCCGTAGGTAAAGGTGAGGTACAAGCTAAACACGGTACAGAAGAGAAATCTAACTCTCCTTACTAATCGAATCCTAGGTAGTGGGCGTCGAAGCGAGAGTGGATACGCCCGCTTAAATTAATTGTATATTTATTATGGTAGAAAAATTTAGAAAGATATTTAAAGGTTTAGAAGAAAGATTTGGTTATCACGTACTTGATCAAAGTAATGGGGATGGTAAAAAATCCGGCACTTCATTTACATCTTCTTATGCACATACAGAAGAAATGTGGAAAGCACATTTAGAAGGAAACAAATTTAATGTTAAAACAAAAACAAAAATCATACAAGCAGATAGCTTAGGTCTTTGTCCTATTACAAGTGACAGTAAATGCACATGGGGAGCAATAGATTTAGATGAATATAAACCCGATGTAAAAGAATTATATAAAAAAATAAAAAGTTTAAACGTACCAGTAATACCTTTTAAATCTAAAAGTGGGGGTATACACGTTTACATATTCTTAACAGAAGAAGTGCCTGCACTACTATTAAGAGAAAAGCTACATTCAATAAAAAATATATTTGGAGATTGTAAACCAGATAAAATATTTCCTGTACAAAAATATTTAAACCTTGAAAAAGGTTCAGCGGGTAGTTGGATTAATCTCCCATACCACAATCACAAAGATACAGTAAGGCATATGATAAAAGAGGATGGCTCCGGGGCTACCCTAGAAGAGTTTTTTGAACACTACGAAAGAAATACAGTCACTCCCAAACAACTTAAAGCATTAAAATCAAATATAGACGAAGGAGATTCTGGAGAATGGTTTCAAGATGGACCTCCTTGTATGCAAGCATTAGCAAAATTTGGTGTACCTAAGAGTCAAAGAAATGAAGTTTTATTAGACATGACTAGGTATGTAAAACAAAGATATCCTGAAGATTGGAAAGATAAAACTTTAGAATATAACAAACAGTTTTTTGAACCCAAAGGTAAAGGCATGGGTTTTAATGAAGTAAGTAATGTCATAGGTTCTAGAGAGAAAAAAGATTATGTGTATAGATGTGATCAAGATTGGTTAAAAAGTTATTGCAATAAAGAAGAATGTATAAAAAGAAAGTTTGGTATAAGTGGATCTTTAAGTAGTGAATTGGTATTAGGACCTTTGTCTTACGTAACATCTAACCCTAAGATATGGTACCTTGGTTTTAATGGAGAAGAAGTAAGTCTATCATCTAAAGAATTAGTAAAACAAGATTTAGCAAGAGAAGCAGCAACAGAACAAACAGGTAAGACACCACCTAAAATTAAAAACTGGGATATGCAGCTACGAGCACTTCAAGAAAAAGCTACAGAGATAGATGCACCAGAAGAAAGTTTACCAACGTTTAGATTAAAAACAAGTTTGGAGAGTTTCTGTTTCAATACTAGGGTTACTAAAGATAAAAAGAAAATACTATTGGGTAGACCTTTTGAAGATGAGTCTTCTATTAAATTTACTTTCGGTGACTTCTTTAAATACATAAAAGCTGATGAATGGAATATCACTGCGGACGTTACACACCAAATGTTAAAAAAGATTCCTGGTATTACAAGAGATAAGTTTCACATTAAAGAAGGTGTTAAACGATGGGTGTATGTTTTACACAAAGAACAATTTGATAATGAACCTGAAGTAAAACAAGAAGTTCCAGAGTATATTAACAAAGATAATGAAAGTGCTTTTTAATGTTAGATAGGTTTTACAGGAGAAGATATAAAATATTAGGTGGCCCTGGTTGTGGTAAGACAACTAAAATATTAGATATATTAGCTAATTATATTAAAGGAGGCATAAACTTAGATCAAGTTTTATTAATTGGTTTTGCTAAAGCAACAGTGCAAGAACTACAGGATAGAGTAATAAAAAAAGGTTTACTCACAGAAAAACAAGCTGAATCAATTACAACAATACATAAGTTTTGTTTAAATCAAATTGGTAAACATGACATTTTAAACTCTAGTGTAAAAACAGATTTTAAAAAAAGAATGGCATCCGACCCGGATACTTGGGTTATGTTAGATGATGAAAAGTATGATAGGGAGGATGAAGAACCTGCAGCATGGACTGAACAAGAAGATAAAAAAATGGCTATTTATTATGATATAATAAATAAAGCTCATCACTCTATAGGGTTTGACAAAAGACATAAATACGAAAGTGACCTAGATAAAATTTTATATTTTTTTGGAGAAAGTGAAAATGATAAATATAAAAATGTACACACAGGGCAGCTAACTTATTTTTATACTAACCTTCAAAAATTTAAAAGTCAGACAGGAGTAATTGATTTTGATGATATGTTATTAAAAGCTTTGTACCCTACTGTGGAGTTTCAACCATATAAACTTGTATTGGTAGATGAAGTTCAAGATCTTTCAAAACTAGAGTGGCAGGTTATATCTAAAATAGCACAAAAGACTGAAGAGTTATTTTTAGTTGGTGATGATGATCAAGCTATATTTGGTTGGAAAGGTTCTGATGTATCTATATTTCAAAAGTGGCCTTGTAAAAAAGAAAACATTACACGTTTAGAAACATCTCACAGGCTTCCAGGGAAGATATATGATTTTGCTTTAAGTATTAGGGACGACATAAAATATAGATTAGGTAATGAGTTTACGTGTCAAAAAAGAATAGACCCGGATAAGAAAGATGAAGGACGTATTACATACATAAATGGCTTAGATGAAGTAGATGGCTTAGATGAAAATTCAGAAATTATTTTTTGTGCAAGAGCTAAAAGTTCTTGCAGGCCATACGCAGATTTTTTAAAAAATAACAATCTAATATGGTTAGAGAAATCACAAAATGTGGATGACAGGGGTAAACTTAAAAGTTCTTTTCCTAAGAATTGCAAAGAAGTAATAGAATCATGGCACACTCTACAAGAGGGACATTCAATTAAAGGAACAGATTATATAAAAATGGTAAAAGGAATAAACAAAGATTTTATTTCTGAAAGAAAAAAGACTGCTCTATCTAAAAAAGATACTGCACCACAAGAATTATATGAAGCAGATTCAATGTTTTCTTACGAAGAATTAAAAAACAAATATTATTTGGATGCACCATTAGAAAAAATGTGGCATGAAATTTTTTATTTTGATACTACACGAATTCAATCAGCTAAAAAACCCAAAGCTATATTTAGAGATAGAGAAGACTTTAACGATTATCTTAAAGGATGTTGGGAAAAAAACAAAAATTTAACAACTAAAATTATATTATCAACTATTCATGGAGTAAAAGGAATGGAAGCTGATAAAGTAGTTCTATCTGTTGAATGGGGTTATTCATTAAAAGCGTATAAGATGGGTGATCAAAAGAAAGAAGATGAAGAACTTAGGGTTTGTTACGTAGGAATCACTAGATCTAAAAAAGATTTGTATCTACTGGAATTACCTGGAGAATATAAAAACCCTTTTCCACCATTACAAACTTACTTAGGAGAAAAATATGACGGATAAAAATATGCTAGAGGAAGCTTTTCCTCAAGACAGACAAATTGGAGGATCACACTACAAGACCTTTCACATTCAACCTTACGAATTTATTTCAAAAAATAATTTATCGTTCTTTCAGGGCAACGTTGTGAAATATGTTTGTAGATATTTACACAAAAATGGTGTAGAAGATCTACAGAAGATTAAACACTATTGTGATTTAGAAATAAAAAAATTGAAAGATATAAAAAGAAAAAACAATGCCTAGTAAATCTATTATTAAAAAAACAATTGAAGTCGAAGGCAAATATAAATTTGATTTAGAGATATATCCAAGATTAGTTTCATGGGAAATATACCCTAAAGATCATCACGCTGCTTTATATGCATTTAGCAATAAAGATAAATTAAATAAACTAATAGAAGACAAGCATGTCTTTGAACAAAAGGAATAAAATGCAAGCACCATTATTTAAACCGCAGACAGAATGGTTTCCACCAGACGATTTCCCAGATCTATCAAAATACAATGAGATTGCTATTGACTTAGAAACTAAAGATCCAGACTTAAAAACAAAAGGGTCTTCATCGATGAGAGGACAAGGTGATGTTGTTGGTATAGCCATAGCAGTTAAAGATTGGGCAGGCTATTATCCTATAGCTCATGAGTCAGGACCTAACATGGAAAGAAAAAAAGTTCTTGGTTGGTTTGCAGATGTTCTTAAAACAAGTGCAGATAAAATATTTCACAACGCTATTTATGATATGTGTTGGATTCACAGATTAGGGCTCACGGTCCACGGAACAGTTATTGATACAATGGTCATGACTTCTTTAGTTGATGAAAATAGATTTAGGTATGATTTAAATTCTGTGGCACAATTTTACACAGGTATGGGTAAGAATGAATCTGCATTACAAGAAGCAGCAAAAGAATGGGGTGTTGATCCTAAAGCAGAAATGTACAAACTTCCTGCTATGTATGTAGGAGAGTATGCTGAAAGAGATGCTGAAGTAACTTTAGCTCTATGGCAAGAACTTAAAAAAGAAATAGAACATCAAGATTTACAATCAATCGTTGAGTTAGAACAAAAAGTTTTTCCTTGTATACTTGATATGAAAATAAAAGGTGTAAGAGTTAGTGAATCACAAGTCGATCAACTAGACCACCAATTAAAACTATCTTACGATAAGTATATAAAAAGAATAAATGATGAAACAGATATATACCCTGAAGTGTGGGCTGCAAAAAGTATTGAACTTGTATGTAACAAACTAGGTATCGATGACTTTGATAGAACAGAGAAAACACAGAAACCTTCTTTTACAAAAAACTATTTAAAGAATCACAAACATCCAGTGTTACGAGCAATTGCAAGCGCAAGAGAACTTGATAAACTAAAGAATACTTTTTTAGAATCTATC